CGGCAGCAAGGCCACCTGGGTGCTGATGGACAAGGTCAGGTATTCATTCGTCGAGATTCTGATGGCGAACTTCGCAAAACTGGCGAGCGCCGTATTCTACGGGCAGTACATGTTCTCCCAGTACGGGGTGAGAGCGGACGGTTCGGCCGTGGAGACGGAGGGCGGGTACAAGGACTTCAATTACAGTGATCCGATGAATCCGACGAACGGGTTCAGGCCGAACCTGCTGATTGACTTCCTGAGAGGGAGCCTTTATGGGCGGAGTGTTGACTTGCAGGGTGACATTACAGCCGAGACAATGAATCTGAAGGTTTGTACAAATTCAGACAATGAATTACCTAATGGCTCTATAATACTTTATCCAAAGAATTTGGGGCCTTTACCGGAACTGGAAGCTGGCACTTGCCAGGAAATGAAGATGTTGTTTCCTATTGCGACAAGGGTTCCCCTTTCCGTAACTTTAACCACTGTATCTGCCAATGTGAGGATTGCGCCCAATGGCTCTATACTTGATTCTGCGTCAAGTTATGATATAGTAGATGCTTACGGATATCATGAATTAATCGGGTTTAGATATGCCGATGGGGATATTACCTATTGGTGTGTATTTAAAAAACAAAAGAGTGTATGAAAGTTTTTTATAAAAGCGAGGTGGCGAAATGGCTATTGTGGTAAGGCTACAGCACCATCACATTCATTTGATTTTAAATTTACAAAACGAGAATAAAAACAAAATGTTAAACCGGTTGTCGTTTTTATCCGAAAATGACGACCCTCAAAAATACAAAGGTATGATGGAGAAGATTGATATTACAGCCACGGGAGTAGTTGATAGTATTCGTAATAAGATGGCAGTGGCTACAGTTTCCAATAAAGGATTAATGCCATCAGGTGTGTTATCAGAGTTCCAAGGCGCGTATAGTGTACTTCTGTTTGAGACTACAAGCACTCCAGTTTCAGGCTCAATTCTTTTGTCTATATCTGCAACATCAAGCGGAATGCCTAGCCTATATTACATCTCCATATCACGAGCTGGTAATGTAACAGGCAATCCTAATCTAAAAGTCAAAGTCCTCTCAGGTAGCTATAATATTAAGACTGAAGCTGATGGAAAGTGCAGGATTTATGCTGAACGGCTGCAATATACACCTATTTTGGATGCGCTTCTTATGAATTCCTATGGCATATCAATGAAGATGGAAGCAGCGGATAACAGTGCATTCGAAGGAGGATTTGAAGCTACATTGGAATAGTATAGGGGCAAGTGCCCCTATACTATTCCAACTGTTTCATTTATAAGATTTGTATCTGTTAAAGAGTTATATTCCAAAGAACCATCTAATATAAAAATGCTGAAACGGCCCTAACTCTGAGCTGGTTCGAAGCCTTAGCGAGGCTGCCCACACCGCCGTAGTCGAGGTCCAAATACCACGCGTGGGTCGCGCTGGACTCGGTACTACTCCAGTACCACGTTTCGGCTAACTGCGTAGCCCCCTCGATAATCGATAACGCATAATTGATTTTACGCATATTCGCGTAAATCATCATCAGTTCCCCCAAAGACGGTAGCCACCAACGCCCGGCGGTCAAACCCTTTCCGTTTGCATTTACGCGGTTGTACTGCGCGCAAAACCCCGGTGCGTATGCCACGCCGCTACATTCTGCGTGTGTAATCTGTGCTTCCGTGTTCGCCTTACCTGCCCAGTCGTCAAATGCCACCAGTCGGTCTGTAGTGGTCTTACCTCCACCGCTTACCGCTGCGCTACTCCACTGCAAACCTGCGCTGTCGGCGTCAGTAGGTGCTACTACCAGCATTTTGCCGCCTTCAACGACTACCACGCCCTCGGCTATCTCGCCACTGTTCTGATAATTCATCCACTTGCCAGGCTTAACCATGAGTGGATGATTATCGCTTTTACGATGGAACATGATAAATACCCCTTCGGACAACGAATCAAATACACTGAGTTTCATTTTCCCCTGGCTATTTCCTTCTTCCACAAACACATAGTCTGCATCTGTTACTATCTGGCACTGGTTCATTACTTGACTTATGTTTACCTTCTCTATCATATCCCTTGTACTTTTGAGGGTCAAAGGATATGACGGAAATAAGTAATAAACAGCAATGAGTACAATAAAAGTAAAAGTTACTGAGCAATTTATATCGAGAACGAGTAAGGAAGGCAGGGGAATAACCCCTGCTAATAATTAGTTATCTGCATGACATTTATATATGCTTCTGTACTTCTCCCATTTTTTACATATACATTGCCATTTGACGTTTTTTTATTCAATATGATTTTGCCCCCAGCGGTAAAATCAGTTGAAATGCTATTTCCATCGCTCAACAGTATATTGGATGATACTCCGGCACCCACCATGATTAGAGCTGCCGCACCAGAATCGCTATTTCTTACCAGATATGCCCCATAATAAGCAGTACCCAAATCATATTCCTCCCCCGGTTGTAATGTCAGTCTCCAGGTAGGGAACATTTCATTCCTGATATTCTTTATATTGAGCTGCCTTGTGATGGCATTTATCACGCTTGTGTCTGTTATCAGAACCTTCTCTATCATATCCCTTGTATTTTTGAGGGTCATTAGAATACCCTTTTTGGTTAGGCTGTTGAATAAGACTACCTTCACGGCTAAAAATGGTTTACGCATACATTAGGGTTAGCACTGACAAACAAACAGTCGAGAACCAAAGGTTCGAAGTCCAGAAATTTGCAACGGAAAAAGGACTTGTAATAGATAAATGGGTGTCCGAGAAGGTTTCCGGTACCAAAATTGCTAATGATAGGAAATTAGGCCCGCTTCTCAAGAGGATGAAGAAAGGCGACACTCTAATCATAACAGAAATCAGCCGATTAGGAAGAAACCTGATGGGTATTATGTCAATGCTTCACCTCTGTATGATTAAGGAGACTTGCGTTCTTACTGTCAAGGAGCGTTACGAATTAGGTAATAACATCAACAGTAAGGTATTGGCATTCGCTTTCGGTTTATCCGCTGAAATTGAACGTGATCTTATCAGTCAGCGAACCAAGGAGGCCCTTGCTTACAGAAAAGCTGCAGGAATACGACTTGGTCGGAAAAAGGGGGATAAAAACACGCATTACAAGCTGACTGGTAAGGAAAAACTCATTCAAACTATGCTCGAATACGGTTATTCGAAGGCTGCTATCTGTCGTAAGCTTAAATGCAATCCTAAAACATTGGATGACCATTTAAAAAGGATGCAATAAGTAATCGGATTTCAAATATAAATTTCTATATTTGCTTATAGAAATGCATATAAATACCAAGAGCTTAGTGGCGACTTATGTTGTCATCGAGCTCTTTTTTTATGTCCTTTTTCGAGGCTGTGGAAGCAATTACTTTTGCTGTCACGTAATGTCAGTGGAAAATTGTAATTCAACAACTTGTTTGATTTTGCCTGATGTACATTTGTGCGGTGTCGGACAAAGAAATGGTTATTAGTAGATTATTAAATGAATTGGTGAAATGGATATGAATGATTGGGTTATGTTGGTGACCGCACTCGGTGGCATCGAGGGCATCAAGCAGCTTATCAAGTGGTGGATGTCCCGTAAGACCAACGCGCGTATTGAGGACGCACATGCTGATGTCGAGGAGTTCAAGGCATTACGGGAGTACAACGAGTTCCTTCAGAAGCAGCTTTCAGAGAAGGAACAGCGGTTTGTGGAGCAGACTGACCGGCTCCGTAAGGTGCAGGATGAACTGTTTACACTGAAGGAGACTAATTCTGACCTGAAACTGGAACTGGCACTGAAACGGTGTGAGAGGAAGAAATGCGGTGACAGAGAACCGCAAAACGGCTACTGATTCGCGGAAAGGAAGGTGTTTCACAACGGCTCCCTTTCCCTTAATACTACACAACTTAAAGTTTAAACAAAGGCGTTTGCAAATATATTGTATTTTTATGTAAAACCAAAAATCAAGGAGGAAAATAAGAATGGCGAATGTGTATAAATTAGCGCCGTGGATTCTCAAATGGGAAGGCGGTTTCGTGAATGACCCGGCAGACCTTGGAGGTGCAACGAATATGGGTGTGACTATCGGCACGTGGAAGTCATGCGGCTATGACAAGGACGGTGACGGTGATATAGACGTGGATGACCTGCGTCTGCTTACCCGTGAGGATGTCGTTAACCGGGTGCTCAAGCCGCATTATTGGGACAGATGGAAGGCAGATTTGATAACAATCCAGTCCGTAGCAAATATCCTTGTCGATTGGGTGTGGGCATCCGGTGCACACGGAATAAAGATTCCTCAACGTTTGCTTGGTGTTACTGTGGATGGAATAGTA